AATCAATACATTCATCTGGATTAATTACAAGCATATTTTCACCTTCGTAAAAACAGTCAACTGGACATACTTCTACGCAATCCATATGTTTACAACCAATACAATTATCCATTACCAAGTATGTCATTATAACCTCGCTAGTCTAATTAGCGTTGCCGCTAAGTTAATCTCCGGATCGCTTACAAGTGTATGATCAACTAACCCTTGTTTAATAGTTAGTACTGCTGTGTCTTGTTTTTCTTCTTCACCAAACAGTTCAATGTTGTCATAAAGCCAGCGATAGATCTCTTCCATTTCTTCTGGACGGACTGCTCCGCATAATAGTTTACGTGCTTCAGCAATTTTACCTGCCTTAAACAATTCAACCATATCAAGTTTCCAGTCTGCTTCGCCTGTGTCACCTTCGTTAGGTTTAAGTAAACTATTATCTTGGCAGTTCATTTGTACTGTATTAATACATTTACGCAAATCAGGATACGTTGCTTTTACATACGTGTCAAGTGTGTCCAAGTCTGGAGTTACACCTTCTGTAATTAAGATCTCTGCAACTCTTGCTGTAAACTCTGTCTGGTCAATTTTAGCAATATGAAATCCTTGACAACGACTGTGTAGTGCAGGAATAATTCTGTTTGGGTAATTACAAGTAAGAATAAAACGTGCTGTTGTATGATACTCTTCCATTACTCCACGTAACGCCGCTTGTGCGTTTGGACTCAAGTAATCAGCCTCATCAAGTAGCACAACCTTAAAGTCACCAAACGGAATCATTTGTACAAAGTTTACAATTTTATCACGCACATCATCTACACTGTTAGTACGACTTGCGTTAATCTCTAAGATATCTAATGGATTAAGATCAAGTTCGTTGAACAACAGTTTAGCAAGTGTTGTCTTACCAATACCAGCGTTACCACTAAACAGCAAATGCGGAATAGTCTTTTCTTTAATCCAGTTATTTACTTGCGATCGTTGTGCGTCATCACGAAACACATATCCGTCAACTGTTTTAGGACGATACTTCTCTACCCATAGTTCTCTCATCGTTTGCTATTCTCCATGCCCATGCCTACTAAGATTAAAAAGATATACAACAAAGGCCATGCCCATCCTGTTAAGTAACTTGTAATATGTAGGATCATAAGCGAAATTCCAGCAAGACCTGCTGTGCCTACACCTGTGTTTTTTTGTTCGGGGAATTTCATTGTTTACTCCTTAATTATTATATGTCTTATTATACAAGATATTTGTATAAATGTCAAGACTTTTTAGCAATATTTTGGAGTATTTCTATGAGTAGTTTTTTAATTTCTTTAATTTCTTGTTCGACATCAAAAGCGGGTCCTTCTTTCGTCGGCTTTGGCATATTAACTTTTGCTACTTTGGTGCCTTGTTGTTCTACGCTACTAAGTTTCATATTGTTATTTCAATCTCTTCTTTTGATCTAGTAAATTCTTTTTCGGGAATAATTGGTTCTAACCAAGTATCAGCAATATATGCTTTTGGACTTGGTCCTAATTGTATGTTTATATCATTACCTTCAATCCACCAAAAGTGATCGTGGACAACGCAAGTACAAGTCATACCGTATGCTTCAAACTGTTCGCCTTGTTCAAACTTACCAATGTATTCAACTACTTTTACAACCCTTCCAATGTTACCCGGATTGACTGAATATATAATGCGAGCAAAGTCGCCTTGTTTACATTTCATGTTTTTGCTCTAAATCTTTCGTAGGCTAGCCAAAGTTGCCAGACAATCGCTATAAAGGTAGCAGTTACAATACCACCACCCATTAATGTAACAATAACTAAAACTTGTAAAACTTTAGCGAATACTGCTACTGCTAAGAAGTCATACCATTCAAAGTCTTTAAAGATCTCCATCTTTGCGATTCTCGCTATAATGAACATCAAAGTCGCCGCCTGGATAACGTGCTTTTAGTTTGTTTACGTTTTCAGCAATTACGTCATTAGGGTCCAAATTAAGTGCCCGACAAGCAGTAACCCAATACCAAATAATATCGCCAAGTTCTCGTTTAGCATGAAAGATTGTTGCATCATCCATTGGTTTGCCTTGGAAAACACATTTCTTAATAATTTCATCAAACTCGCCTCCTTCGCTTGCTAGTCCAATTCCGCCTGTTAGTAATGAAGCCATGTTAACTCCACTTGTTTCTTCAATCTCTACAATGCGTTTGTGCATTGCTTCGCTTGACATTGATGCTTCGCTTGTAACTTCTTTCACGAAGTCGTTGTATGCGTTTAAGTCTACTTTATCCAATTTTGCCTCTTATGCTTGGTTGTTCATTGCTGTGTTTACAAATTGACCTGGGTCAACTGTATCGGGTGCGTAGTCGCCTACGCTACTACTGCTCATGCGTACATCGCTTGGTTTCTCATCTGCATATGCTAAGATACTTTCTGCTTCAACCATACGTAGTATTAACTCTTCTTCGCCTTCATTAGACATTGTAATGCCTCGTGTCCAGCGACCATGTTCGACTAATATCCATTGTCCTACTTCATATGGATCTTCATTACGTGGGCCTTTAGATTCTACTTTACCCCAACGTGGATAAATTCCTCTAACGTTGCCGTCATCACTTGTTAAGATAATGCCGCCTTTTGTAGTTTGTTCACCAAAGTCCATTTCACTTACTAACACTCTATTACCAATTGCTTTTAAGTCACCTTTGTATTTGTCGATAGTCGGAATCATTATTCACCTCTTTTTACAAAATTACCGTCGTCATCTTCCGTCCATTCATCGTCAGCATCAGATTCTTCAATTGCTTTTGCTTTTTTAGCATTGTCTACTGATTTCTTTTGGGCTTTTGTTTGAACAGGCTCTGCTACTTCTTCTACAGTTTGTTCAACTTGTGCTACTTCGTCTGGTGCTGCCTGTGGATTATCTTCGTAATAATCACGCATTGCATCTTCACGAGACTTTACAATTCTACCACCTGGGCCTAATTGATCGCCTCTAGCATTTACACGAGCATTACCAACTGCTGGTGTTAGTTCATTGCGTTGACGCAATGTATCCATATCAATTTTCTTACCTTGAAATGTTTGATAAGATTGTTTTTGTTTTTGCTTCATTGGCATAATACATCTCCTTCATTATATTAGTACTTATCTCAAGAACTCTCTCCAATCCAGGCCAAACTGGATTGAATCTATTTTGTGTACACCTATTAAATATAGCACATAACTTGCTACACTACTACCTCTACCTACACCCCATACAATGTTATTCTCACGCATAAAGTCTACTAGATAAATCATGTAGCGTAGTAAGTCAAGCATACCACGTGCTTCGTATTCTCTAAGTTCTTCCCATATACGTTCTTGATGGGGGATTTCTTCACAGGGTGTCTCTGCTTTACCTAATACATACTTGAATACATTAATATCTTTATATTCAGCAGGCATAAACCATTCACTCTGTAATGCACCATCAAATGTCTTTTCATCTACATCTAACGGAATATACTTTTGTAATTTATTAAACCCTTGTTCTTCCATTGCTACATTAAACTTATCAATATCATCCGACGCATCACATAACACCACATGAACTTTGTCACTATGACCTGTATAGATCATATCAACTAAGTCTTTATTTGTAAATCGCGGGATACCGAGTTCGTCTGTTTTCATAAGCATACAACTATTTTAACTGATATTGATTAAATTGTCAAGAGAATTATCGCCATCTTGACTATTATTTTTAGGTTTGGCTCTACGGCCTTCCATTTCAACCTTGAACATATCTAAAATAGCAGTAATTTGTTCTCTAACTTGAGGGTTTTGTGTTTGCCAGTAGCGTTTATTAAGTGCTAGAATTTTATCTTCTATTTCCTTATCAGATAATAGATCAAAACTTTGTACTAACGGATTAAAGGACTGTATCGAACTCACCCTTATACTCTCCGTAGACAGTTTGTCCACCGTCAATAGTCCAGAATCTGTATATGTATGGATGAACGCTGTCATCAATAGTTGCAGGATGTGCGAACCCTGTTGCTACTTTAATTGAACCACTGTTTGCAGTGTCAAATGTTACTGTGTCTGCTTGTCCACGTCCTCTTAGTTCAATTAACATTTCTGCATATTTTCCACTTGCTGGCCAATCTGCAAGTTGGAGTGTAACACCTGTACTATTAATTGTATAAGAATGATATGTTGCTATTTCGTAACTAACTGGTCTAACACCTGCACTACTTAAAACACCGCCGCTGTAGAACTTTTGCGAACCTCTAGTAATTACTACATTATTAATAGTATTACCTTGCATGTTAGTAATTGCATCATTGTTCTTGACTGCGTTAGTATCTAATGCTGTTAAGTCTGCATGTGCATTAGTCATCTCTGCTTTAAGTTTAGTAAAGTTATCTCTAAACCCTTGCGAGTCATTATCTTGTCCTGCAACAGGATAATCTGCGTTGATTGTTCCAATATTAGAACTGCTTGTTGTAATGGCCATATTATGTTCTCCTACACATATTTATCATGTTATATATTATAATTGTACTTTCCGAATACAATGTATTGGTCGGTCGAATTGCCTACAACACTATCTACTGTATATCGATCTATTTCTATATCTAAATCTTTAAAGTCATACGTCCTATTTCTAAGAGTAATCATTATTTCGTTACTAGTACCTGGTTTGCAGTAACATAATGGTATTGCTAGTATAAATCCTGTTTCTTGCTCTCCAGCAATTTGTGGAGTACGCATCCATAAAGGTAAAAAGTCATATTCAGTACGTCCTAATGCTTTTATGCTATCTTGCATATTTGTAATATTACTAATATATTTCTTACCTTGTCCACCACTAGCAAGTACTGCATCACTATCTGTTTTTACAACATTATGATCGCCAAATACAAAAGGATCGCTTTCTGTGTTTGCTGTGGCTGTTAAAGTTTCATTAGTTGTATTAGTTTGAACTGTGTCGCCTATATCAAGTTGTGTATCATCTGTCATAAATTTATACTGTTCTGTATTTCTATTAACATTAGAACTATCTAACAGTGTAGGTGTTCCACTAGGATGATTATTGCGTTGTGCTAAGTCTGCTTTAAGTTGTGCTGATCCTTGTTGCACAAGTGTCTTTTTAGTTTCGCCTACTTTTGCTTTTGCAGGATCAATTAGTTCAACATATACAACTTCGTATACAACATCCTGAGTACCTGGAGTTTTTGCTACTGCACTTTTTAATGCTCCGACATTAAATCTACGTCTTCTATGCCATTTTTGACTTGCTATTGCAAACTCGTCTATGGTCTTAGTTTCAATGCCAGCATATGCTAATATTTTAATATCACGCTGTAATCCAAAATTTGGATCGTTTGGTCTATAAATTTTTGTTGGTGGAAAGTTTACAGGGTCACTTACAAACTGTCTATATGTTTCACGTTTGTTTTCTTTCATAAACGGTTTCATAAACAAGTTACTATATTGCGTATCATCATCGTCGATAACTTCAATATTAAATTCTTTAGAACTTGCACTAAATGCAAATCTATCTTTTGCTTCTACAGTAAATGTATATGTTCTGTCAATACTTGTAGTATCGCTGTCAAACGTCATATCATCGTTATCAAAGAATGTAAGTCCTGTAATTACTGTAGGTGATGCTTGACCAAATTGTACAACGGTTCCTGTAATTTCTCCATTATATTGTAATTCAAGTCCTGGAGGTAAAGTTCCGCTCTTTAATGAATAAAATAACGGAGCATCAGGCACTGTTGTTGTACCCTGTACTTTGAATACACTAATTTGATTTGCTGGTATAGAACCTAGTTTAGTTTTGCTAGTCCATGCAATGCTACTATCAATGTCACCAAGTAATTTAACTGTAAATGTTTTGTCTTTAAATGTTGCTATGTTAATTACATTGTTTTCAGATACCAACAATTCTGCTCTCACTGTAAATTTGTACTCTTTTGTAATTGTAGGTTGATATGCAACCCGTCCTGCAATTTCTCCAGTGTTAGCGTCAATAGCCATACCTGGTGGTATGACACTATTTGTTCCATCATCATTTAGATCTTGTAATACATAACGTACTGCACCTAGTTGATTTTCATTTTTTAAAACTTCTAAAAATAATGTAATGTAATTGTTTGCTCTTCTATAACCAAATTCTGCTGGAGTAATCCATACCGGAGTTCTAACGTTTGTGTTGTCAGCAGTAAATACACCTGTTGCAACTTGTACAACAACGTTGTCTGCACGTAAGAAATCTTCACCAACTACATATATGATAAAGTTTCTCTTTACAACTGCATTACCATCACTAACGCTTACTTTAAATTCATAATATCGATTTAATTTTTTTGGTGGATTGTATACATAGTTTGGAATCAGTTGTCCTTGATAATACAAACTACTTCTATTTGAAAAGTCATGTAAGTACATGTCGTAGTTTCCAGTATCATATTCGCCAATTTTAGATTTTTTATCTAATGCAAGTAACGGTTCAACAACACCTGATATTTTGCCTGCTTTTGACATTGCAATGCCCGGTGGTAATTCTCCGTCACCTTTGTCAATCCAAAATTCTAAACTTTTATCTGCTGGTAAATCTACATCAGTTGCTACTAATTGAAAATCAATTATTTCGTTGTCTAATATAAAGTAACGATTGTTTAAAGGTGAGTTACCTATGCTTAGTCTACCTTCTTTGGTTTTCCATAGCGGGTCGTCAGCACCATTAACTACAATCTTAAATGTTCTATCTTCTATTACGTTACCTACAGTTGCTCTAATTACAAATACAAATGTAGTAGTACGTTCGACTTGAATAGCAGTGCCAATAATATTATTTTGATATATTCTTAGACCCGGCGGCAATGCACCAGTAATAAGTTCTATTGTAGGATTTAAGCCTGCAGTAAGCGGCAAGCCAATTGAGAGTGTTACTTCTTCCTCAACAGTTACGAGTGTTGTTCCTGATTTCTGGGTCCAATGAGACATGTTAAGCGATGGTTCCTATATTACTACCAAAGAAAGATGGCACTGTGATAGTACCATAATCGATATCTATTGCTAATTGCATAAACTGTGCATGATTTAGAATGTTTGGAACAAATTCACCAAAGTCTAATTGTGTTTGAAATACTGCACTTCCTTCATCTGCTGTGTTTGTAATTGTTAACACATTGTTAATCATTGCTGTGCTTATACCTGCGCCGCCAATAACACGAAATATTTCACCGTCATCTATATTACTACTACCTGCATCTGTAGTTACTAACATGCCCTGTAAGTCTGTGCTAATTTGAATGTCGTTACCTGCTACTGCTGTAACTGCCATTCCTGTACCTGCTGTTAAATTTTTAAATTGTAACGCATCGCCCGATTTTCCAGCAAAGACAGCAACACCTGTACCAATACCAGCACCTGTTGTTGATTCTGGTTGACGTAGGTCTAGTTCATCAAAGTTTTCGTTTACTTTGCGAAATGCTTCACGTAGATCATCACCTGTGCCATCGTTAGCAATATTACCAATGTTAATGTTTTGTATTGTCATAATCTTTTCCTTATACTGTATTTATTATTTACTATGATACTATTATGTCACCATGCATAGAACCGTGATATATACATTGATAATAGAATGTACCACTTCCGCCTACAGTCCAATCAACTGTTGCTTGCCCTTGTCCAGATACACCTGATGCTCCGTAGCCTGTGCCTGTACCTTGTAAAGTTTTAATATACATTGGATGCCCACCGGATGCATTGTTAACAAATCTTACTTTATCACCAATGTTAAATGTAAGGTTAGCATTATTGCCACTTACTGATCCGCTTCTATCTGAACCACTTAGTGTATATACACTTGAACTAGGAGCAGTTACAGTTATTGTATAGTCAGGAGTAAATGGTGTTTGACTACTATCAACTATAGTTACAGTCCTTGAAGTACTCAATCCGTTAAGTGTGAATGTAAAGGTCTCAGCACCTTCAGTTGTAACATCGGCTGATACATTATATGTAATTTGGGCACTATTACTTTGTACTGTAAGTGTACCAGTTAGTGAAACACCGCCTATGTCAGCACTAGTTACACCAGTAATTGTATACGGTACATTAGTTCCGTTTGCTACGTTTTGTGTATCTAATGTGATTGTGAAACTTTGTCCTTCATTAATACTTGAAGCACTTGAAGATAATGCATAAGTTGGATCTTGTGCTTCTTGTTCTTCTACTACTCCGATATCTAATACCATTTTATATTCAACATATGCTGTTACGCTAGTACTAGTAGTACCGTTTACTAATCCGCCTGCTGTTGCTGTATTATCATCTATGGTCATACCTAAGTCATGTGTAACAAGTGGTGAATTACTATCTACGCTAACACTGCCATGAACTTCGTATGCCCAATCTTCAACTGTTATTGTAGATGCAGTTGTGTCTGAATTATTAATCGGAACACTTGCAATAACTCCGCCTACTCTACCAATGCTTGTTTGTGTACTAGAAATGCCATAACCACTTACCCAAAGTCTATTATTTGGATCAAGCGTATTATCTAAACTACATTTATAAAGACCTACATTTAAGTTAGCACTTGCACTAGTATGTAAGTTTCTAAATTTAACATTACCAAGAGCGTCATCAAATGTTATAACCATACCTCGATTATATTGATTTGTATCATCTTTGTTCTGTTCACCTACACATACAATTTTATTGTTTCGTGTATCAAAATCAATGTCTCTAAGTTTTGGCTTACTTTGTCTGTAATCACTTGCTGTAGGTTGTGTGTCTATATCATTTAACACCCAATCAGTTACAATAACACCTGTTAGCGGATTAATTTTAAGTATATGCGATTGTTCATAATTTACTTGTGGACTATCAACATGACCTAAACCAATAATTGGATTATCATTTTGATCAATACAAATACCTGCTGGATTAAATCCAGTGCCTGTATCTGAATCTACATACCAACTCTTAGCCCATTGTTCTGTTAATGAACTATTAAATTTCCATAAGCGTACTGCTGTTTCGGTATCGTCTGATTTAATTTCTGTACCATAAACATAAATGTTTCCTGTGCTATCTACAGCAACATCTTGTGCTTCGCCTTTTTTGCTTGTTGGATTTGCTTTTCTAACTGTTATCACATCACCGTTGGTAATATCAATTTTAATAATCCATATTCCGCTATCTAAATTTTGTAAGTAGTTTGCACCTACAGCAATAATGTTTCCATCACTAGCAAACGTCATTTCTTTAATAGCAAGACCATTACCGTCGCCGTCGGAATAATTACGTTGCCACTGTACTGTGCCTGAAGCATTTAGTTTTGTAATATATGCATCACTTGGATAATCCGCACTAGGTGTATTAGTTTCCCAATTCCATGAACCGCTATAACCAACATAAATATTTTCTGAACTATCAGAAACTGCACTTGTAACTAGATAGTTTGAACTAAATGATCTTCTCCAAATTGGAGAGCCTCTATCAGTATATTTTACCATAGCACACGATTTGTTACTTCCGCTATCTATTTGCTCTATAACAACTGAACTATTGCTACCTGCGTGAGCAACGAATTGGAATGTTGTATTTGCTGTACGTAAATTATTAAATCCATAGTGTGTAGTTACCCAATGTTTATCTGCTAGATAAATTTCACCATTCATGTCATTGTGTATACTACATTGATAATACTTACGACCGCCTGTTGTTGGAGTATAACTAATAGTACTATTTTGAGTACCTTGCCCTATAACACCATTAGTTTGGTTTGCTGTTCCGCTACCTTGTACATCTTTAATATAGAATGGATGACCGCTTGCATTAATAGCCCAATTTATAGTATCACCTCTGTCTATAACTACAGAAGGATTTGCTCCACTAACTAACCCGTTTCTATCACTTCCTGAAGTCCAAACGTATCCACTTGCACCACTGTTAGTAACACCGCCAGCATATGCAACTTGAGTACCGTCACTAGTATCATTTATTGTAATATCAATGTCTTGACTATTGTCAGTCATAAATGGAAGATAATGATTAGTATCAACTTGTGTAGTTGCTGTTAGGCTTTCGATGAGTTTAATGTTCATTGTTTCTGAACCATCAAACGTATTGTCTGCTGTTATACTAAATGTTTTACTATTTACAACTTGGGTCATTGACCCTCTAATGTTTCCATAAGCAGTAGTTAATCCAGTAAGATCAATGTCAGTTGTATCTATACCAGTAATTTCATATGGTATTGCTATCTGTGGATCTGTTGTACTTAGGTTAGTGTTAACACTAACTGTAACTGTACTACCTTCGTTTGCATTTGTTTTGTTTGTTGCTAGTGTGTATTGCGGTGCTTCGAACTTATCTCTACTACCTGGATACATAATCCAAATGCCGCCGTCTTGACCTAACTCTGCTCTAGTTGTACTACCTGATGTTGCAAGGCCCATAACAAGTACACCACCTGCTCCTGCACCAACTTCGTAACTTGTTGCTGATGGCGTCACTGTAGATGTGTTGTTACCTTGTTGTCCAGCAACACCTGTTTTTACTACGCCTGCACCTGAAATTGATAACGTTGGTGGAGTAGTTGTAGCCAAGCCACCTCGATTGCTTGTTGTTTCTTTAGTAAGAGTAGTTCCGCCACCTATAGCACCATAAGTTATTCCTGTACCACTTTGCCAATTTTCAACATATCCGTGGCCGCCACCTGTGCCTCCAGTTTGTTGTGGTATAACTGCAACGTTACCTTCAGGCGATAAATTAATTGTTGCTAGTTGTACAGTATTTAAATCCGTAGCACTATTACCAACACCGCCTCTAAATTCAATTATTGTTGCATCACCTGCGCCAGTGTATCCTGTGTTCCTTGCAAACGTTAATCCGTCATAGGTTGTAGTTGTTGCAATTGCAACGCCATTACTTACACCTGCAAAATTGTATTGAGCATTTGTACCAGTAAAGGATGATGTACGAATAGTATCAAATCCTTTAGATAAGTTTTTGTAAACCTGTAATGGAGATCCACTGCCATTTCTTACAAGAATATAGTATGCATCATAATCATTATTATCTCCATCTACCCATGTTCCTGAAGTTGCTAAAATTTTATTAATTTTATTTTCTAAAATATAAGCGTATTCATTTCCATAAGATCCAGCATTTACATTAAAGGTAAATTGAATTTGACTTGAATAACTTAAATCCATTGCACTAACTGTTACTGATGCAGGTGCAGTCCAGTTATACGGTGAAGTTTGACCATTTGCATTAGGATCTAATATTTGATTGAATGGATATCCTGTGCCACCTGTGCTTCCTGCACCAGCACCACCGCCACCGCCACCAACAACTGCTGACCCAGTATTAAATCTCATTGAATCTCCACCAGCACCACCGGCTTTACTAATAGTCCATGCACCAGTAGTAGTGCCGCCTGCACCACCTGTTTTACGTTCAAAGGTTTTTGGCTCTAAAGAACTTAATGCTACTGCTGGACTTGTTTGTCCACCACCTGCTGTATATGTAACACCAGCATAAGTTACTGTAGTGTCACCACCTGCATTACTACCAGCACCACCGGAGCCTACATTATAACTAATAACTTGTCCCGGAGTTACTAAAAGATTATTAATGATTCCAACTGCACCTGCACCTGCACCACCTGTAACTTGTCCAGCGCCTAATGCTCCTGCTGTACCAGAACCAGCACCTGCACCAACAGCCATAATACTAACACTTGATACATCAACTGGAACTGTAAATGTTCCACTGCCTGTTGCTGTTATAACTTCGCTACCATCAACTAATGTTGTACTAGTATCGTTAATTACAACACTTGTTGTCACATCGTCTATTGTAGTCAATGCTATAACAAACGTTTCAGACCCTTCTGTTGTAAAGTCTTCATTTACTGTAAAAGTTGCTCGGGTAACACTTCCTGTAGTAAAGGTTCCTGATAATGATCCTGTTGATAGATCAGTAGCACTAATTCCAGTAACCGCATATCCAAGCACTACTCCAGGAATTCCATTTTCAACATCTAAGTCAACATAAAAATCTTCACCTTCGTTAACTGTAGCAACGCTTGCAACTAATTCATATGTAATAGGTGAGTTACTTGTATCGTTAATTTGTACTGTAATAGTTTGACCTGCGGCTTCAAAGGATAATGTTTCAGAACCTTCTAATGAACCATCTGCGGCAATAACATATGTACGTGCTACATCAGTTCCAACAGTAAGATTACCTGTTAAAGGCTCTCCACTAATATCTGCTGAACTAATACCTGTAATTGTATACGGTACAGTTGTACCAGATAACACATTAGTTGCTGCCAAATCAATTGTAACTGATTCCCCTTCGCCTAAACTATCTCTTGTACTTGTAAGAGCGTAAGCCGGATCTGGTTTGCTAGTATCTATAATGGTTACAGATACAAATCTGTTTGGAAAATCATTAAGTGTAATTTTAAAACTTTCAGGGCCGTCATCAAAAAGATTATCTTCAGTTACATTAAATGTTATTATTTGATTAGTACCTACAATAAAAGATCCAATTAGTGATGCATCGTTAATGTCTGCACTTGTAACACCTGTAATTGTGTAAGGAATAATTGTTCCGTTTACAAGACCTGTAGTAGTTAATGTAACTGTAAAACTTCCACCTTCGTCTACGCTTGAAGCACTTGCTGTTAGTGCATATGTTGCTTCAACAGCCCCTGCATCAACTGCAATAGTTTCATTACCTGCAATAGTTAATACGTTTGCATCATTATACGGTTGGAAGGCGTAAGCATTTGTTCCGCCCATTAAACTTCTATAGTTTGTATAATCTGTACCAGTATTACCATTAACATCTAATTGTTCTTTAGCACTAGTGGTTACCCATTCTTTTTGTTGTGCAGGAGTTGCCTTAGGTTGTATCTCTCCATACGTTGCAACTAGGCCTGCGATCTGTGGTGCTGCCATAGACGTACCACTTATGTTTGCTATTCTAAATGCTGTGTCACCGTAAGGACCATCTGTAAATCTATTCGAAGTACTTGTAGCACTAAAAATCTTTGTACCCGGAGCATAAACATCGACACCTGGTCCCTTTTCAGAACTCTGTGCTACTTGCTCATTTCCATCACTATCTAATTCACTATCAACATTGCCTACTATAATAGCATTTGTACTAAAAGGTGATGACCCTCTATGATAGTATTTTGTTTGACCAAAACTATTTGTGTAATAGTTATTGTAGTCTGGATCAGTAGGTGTTGCAATTTTATGGTACCCATTACCTGCGGCAACTACAACTGTCACACCTGCTTCAATAAGTTCATCTACATCTGCATCAATACTTGCAAGGCGTGTAGGATGTCTATAACCCGATCCATCGAATACACCGGTCATTCCGTAACTTTCTACTTTAGAATTTCCTGACCAAGAAGTTCCTCTATATGATCCACCGTTAACATTTAGATATCTACTAAAATAGCCCCAACTCATGTTTATAACTGTTGGACGCTTTCTAGTAACACCAGGAACAACAATTGCGTTAGTACTTGCACTATCAAATGTGTGTGTTGTTTGATCGCTACTAATACCAATGTTTACTGTGATTGTATTAGTACCAACTGCTGTAATTGCAATGTCTTTTTCGTAAAACGGATCAGTTCCAGTTTCGTTAGGAACACCTTCGCCTCTTGGGTAACTGTGCGTAGTTTCGTAATTATCTTTTGCACATCTAAATGTAATACTATATGGTGAAATTCTAATTTTCTCACCTACTGTAAAACTATGCAATCCAATGGTAATACTCATTGTACCTGTGCTTGGTGTATATGTTGCGTTCGTTGGTGTGTAGTTAGAATCCTTTTTACGTAGATGCCATTCTTTAACAACATCAAAAATGTCACTCATTGGCATTCCGTTATTTGGATCGCTTGAGCCTTGTAATCCTGCAATTTTAATTGAATAAATCTTTGCGTTCTTTGCCCAGCCGTATGTTTTACCTGCGGCAATACCTGCACAATGAGTACCGTGTCCGTCATAGTCTGCATAAAAGCCATCTGGCAATGTTCCTGCAACTATCGGCTGTGCTTGATACCAATCAATTTCTTGTACTCTGCTATTTCCAAAACTGTCTTGGAATTCAGGATGGTCTGCTTGTATACCGGAGTCTTGTACAATAAAGTCAACACCTGTACCTGTAAGTGTATGTGTATAACCTCCTACCACAGCGCCATTGGTATTATAAGGATTTGACAACGCACTCATTCTGCGTAGTCCCCAGTTTATATTATCACCGGAAGATGCCGTAGATTTATTAAAGTTGCCTAGTTGTGTAGCCACTCTTTCAATGCCGATGTCATCACGCAAGTCTGGTCTTAATTCAACTGCTTCTACTCTACTATCTTTTTCTAATTCAACTGCTTCTTGATCAGTAAGCATATAGTGAGTATTTCTTTTAGAAGCAGGTCTTTCATTTGCAACTGTAACTGCTTTAGTTGGAACATAAGGTAGCATATTATCTGCTATCATATCTTGCCTAAATGCTATGGGATCTACACCTTTATGCAGAGTAACAATGTATTCTTTTTCCATTAACTAAACCCTTAAATTTATAATGCCGCTATTCTTGTTTTGAAGTCTGCAAAGTCTGTACTTGCCGCTACTTCTGTTTTTAGTGTTGACAACGCAATTCCAGTTACTGGTGCTGTCCACGCATATCCTGTTGCTGATTTTGTAAGTACATCACTTAGATTACCACCTGGTAACAAGTCGCCTATACTGTCAGGAATGGCGTCTGCATTATCTGTAAGTTGTGATATATCTGTTTTAATTAAGTTTGTTGTATCTGTTAATCCAGAAACGTCAGTTGGTATAACATTACCTGTATCAGTAAGTTCTCCTACATCAGTAAGTGTCATGTTTCTCCAAGCACCGTTAATGTATGCTTCAACATGTCCTGTTTGTGTATTAGCAACTAGAAAGCCTTCTGTAGTAAATGCTGTACGTCCTGCTGTATCATAACTTGGTGGAATAACTTTTGCAAATGCATTTACACTTAATGTTCCGTTCACATTGAGTGTAGAACTACTATGACCTATTTCAACATTACCACTTCCAGTATCATAACCAATCTGTATGCTTTGACCTGCTGTTCTAATTGCTACACCTGTATTTGAATAAAGTACAATTCCATTTTGGCTAACTTGCACATAATCTTGTGCGGCACTTTCTTGTAGTGTAATTATACCCTGTGCTTCTAATGTTATGTTTGCATTTGTGCCTGTGTTTGTAGTAGTAAGTTCAATGTTTGAATCTACAACGTCCCAAGTTGTGCTTGCGATAGGACCAACAATTTTACCATTGTTACCGTCAACTAGTAGTGTACTATCAGTTGCATTTACACTACCAATAGTATCAACAATAAGTGTGCCGCCTCCTGTTTGTGCTGACTTGACTTGTTTTATATCAAGATATAATTCGCTGAAGTTGTCATTTACTTTGTCAAACGCTGTACGTAACGGATCACCATCACCTTTGTTTGCACTAGTTCCTAAATTAACTAATTGTTTTGCCATTATACTTTTCCTACTACGATTTCAATTACACCTTTATCAGTACTGTCTTTGGCTTGTAATGCTTTACCAATCACTGTACCAATAGTTGGATTATTATTAACTATTGCATATCCTGCAATAGCACTTGACACTAGCATGTCACCTGTTGCAACTCGTCCAATTACTTTACATGGAACTCTACCAGTTAATGCAACTGGAGTAACAAATTCACCTTGCAATGCACTATTCATTAAGTATGCTGGTTTTTCACTAACAACGCCAATTACTCTAGTATCATCTTTAGTAGATGTTGTTGTAATTTCTTTTGTGCCTCCTAGTACAATAACTGTACCTGGCTCATGCTCTGTGTCTGCTGAATAATTCTCTGCTAAGTCAGCGTATTGTGCTGACGTTGCTTTACCGTCAAACACTGTTGCATAAACTGTATTGTATTTTAACGCCGCTGTACCAATGTTGTATGTACCTGTTACATCTGGCACAACACCAGTCTTACTAAATTTAAATGGTGCCTTGGTTGCCGCTGAATCTTTAACAAGGATACTAACTTCGCCTGCGGCTGTTTTACCAGTTCCTGCACCTAGTGCAATACCTGTTGAGCCTGTACCTTTTTCATTAGCCGCTTCAATAAATTGTGTGTAAACCCAATCTGAACTTAAACGTCCTTCATTGTTATATGTTGAGTTTTGTTGTAATGTACTTTGTGTGTTTGCTCCACTATCATCAATATCAATACTAGCACTAAACTCTGCTGTAATAGCACTTGTACCAGTTGCTTCAAATACTGTAGCACCACCCGGTGTTAGCATTTGAATCGTTGTTGCCGCACCTGTCTTTGGTTGTAAAATTACATACCCATCATCACTACCAACAATAAGACCAGTTGTTCTAATCTTACCATCTGCCTTTGTCATTACAAGACTACTATTGCCACCAGTTTGTGTAATAGGATTTGCTGCCGCACTTGCTGAAGCACCACTAATATTTGTTAG